AGACGAGTTTCACCACCTCCACCTAATGTAGAAAGTTGTTGTTGAATACGATTGATGAATAGACGATAATGATTTTGAAGATCATCAAGTGTTGCAAAGTTTTTATCTAATGGGGTAAGTGGATCAGAGTTTTTTATATCTGGTGGTTCATTTAAAAGTCCTTCTTTCAAATCTTTTTGAGAAGATTTAATATTCCTTACAATTTTATAAAGTTCATTAATATCAACTTTTACTGATACAATTTCTTTTCTTACATCTACAATTTCATCATCATAATACTTTACTTCGGGAAAAGTTGAAACCTGTTCCTTTAGTTCTGCAAAATATTTTAAAAGCAATTCATCGGTTTGAACACTTTCTTGATTAACTTTTTTAAGTTGCTCTTCAAAATTTTGTTTTAATGAATTGTATTCCCCATTAATTTGTTTTTTTAATTTTCTATCATCATCCTTAAATTCTTTATGATATTCCCAAATTTTAAGGGAAGACGCTCTTAATTCTTTCCAAATATTATCCTTTGCTTCTTGAAAGTTTTTATTTAATTCATTGAAGTTTTTATCTAATCCATCAATCTCAACCTTACTTTCAAAACGTTTTATATCAACAACTTCAGAAAGTTGCTCTAAACTTAAATTGAGACTCTCTTTGAGAGTGCTAACATTGTCATTAATTTTTACAAAATCATCATCAATTGATTTGAAAGTTCTATCTACCCAAGAAAAATCTGGAATTTCACTTACAATAATCCCCTTTACTTTTTCAATTTCTTCTCTAATAGATTGGATATCATTTTCATAATATCTAACTTCGGGAAGTTCTAAAATTGTATCTTTTACATTGTTTAATTTTTCTTCAAGAACTTCAATTTGATAATCATAATACTTTACTTCGGGTAACTTTGAAATAGAACTTGTAATAAATTCTTTTACACTATCAATCTGCTCACAGATTGTCTCTATCTCTGCATCATAGTACTTTACTTCAGGAACTGTAGGTATTTCCGATCTAACTTGATCAACTACCTCACATAATTTTTCCAATTCTTCATCATAGTATTTAATTTTGGGAATTTCTGGAATATCCTTTCTTACATCATTGATTAGACGTAGTAACTCTGTAAGATCTGATGAGCTCTCTATTACAGGTTCTTCTACTTCTTTTACAATATCTTCTACTTCTTCTTGAATAAATTCTTTTATTGAAGGTATTTCTTCTAAAGATTTTTCAACTATGATGTCATCAATCGACGGTAAATTATCCGAATTTCCAACAAAATCGTTAACTGATGGTAAGTTACTATTAGATTGTGACATCATTCAAAAGTGTATTAGTAATTTATACTTTGGGATTTCCCTCCCATTTTATTATTTAGGTTCATCTAACTGTTTAGACTTTAAAAGTTTCGCAAGTTCTGCGGTTGATCCAACAAAAAGTGCATTAGTAACGTTTGTGGGTCCTCTTACACCTCTATCTTCTTCAATATCTTTTAGTTTCTTCTGGAGATCCATCAATTTATCAGTAGCATCAGATACATTTTTTATCAATTGTCCAGCAACTTCATATGCGCGAGGCATTTCACTTTCTTTGGCAAGTTCAAGAATTCCATTAATTGCTTCCTGCCCCTTTTCTATAAGGGAATATAAATTTCCTCTTGTATACTCATAATCTTTTTTTACATCATCAATTGCAGAGGTAACTTTTTCTATTTTATTTGTAGAAGATTCTTCTTTATCAATGGAAACTATTTCTCCAGTAACATTAAATGCTTCATTCAAATTATCAAATTTATTTGTCATTTTAATTTTAAGATACTACGTGGTAGATCCACTAAATCCAAAATCATCACCTGTAGGGATGAGGATATTATCTGATGATGTGATTGATTTTACTTGTGCCCCGGCAACATGATTTAAAATTGTTGTTCCATCTCTTCCCCTATCAACAGTGAGGACATTTCCAGATTTTGATTTTACAAAAACTTCTTCACCTTCTATATCAAGATATGTATTTGCAGCAATTGAAGTTGCATCATTTACTGTAATTAAAATATCTTCAATTGTAATATCTTTGGATATATTTGTAACAACAATTCCAGTATAATTTTTAATTGCTCTTGGAGTTGCTGAATATACAATTTCTCTTGATGGAGCAGAGTTTGTTTCTCCAGCAATAAGACTGACAGACATTCTCTTGATAACATCTTTCGATGCAGAATGTACTGGGCCAAACAAGTATGTTTTTGCAGAAAATCTTAATGTATAGATGAGAACTCTTCTTGTTGTGAAATTTCCTTCATAGTCATCTTGCATTGTGATATTTTCCAAAACTATGGGAATATCTCTCTTTTCATTAATACTCGATACTAAATCTACTGTTATATTATATGATGGTTGAAAATATGGTAAAATTTGCTCCACAATTTGAAGAACATCATCATTTAACTTTGACATTATACTCAATTCAAACTGCATATTATATGGAACAGGCATATATGCTTTTTTTGTTTCTGTTCCACTATCAGGATCTTTTGCTACAAATGTTTGAGTAGTTGTTAATTTTCTGGATGAATCATAAGTCAGTCCTGTAAACTCAAATGACATTCTTGGTAATGTTATCTGAGTTTGTTTATTCAAATCTGGAGATTGTTCAAGTCTTGCTAAAAATTTCTGAGTTGGTCCATAAGCAAGAGGAACATCTATTACACTAACAACATTATCATTTGAATCTGTGTGTTTAATTTTAATACCATTAAATAGAGAACCAAAAGAAATAATGGTTTTTCTTAAAATTTCGTTGTAAAAATACTCAAACATTTCTATAAACTCTCTATTAGTATTTAATTATATAAAATATATTTATATTAAGGAGTTCCAAAGGGATTTTTTTCACTAAAATCGATAATTAAATCTGCTTCAGACTCAATATCCCTATTATCAGTATATCCATCATTAACTGGATATGTATCAATTGTTCTTAGTGAATGAGAAGCACTAGAAGCAGATCCAACAATATTTTCTGAGATTAAAAATTCTCCAGATGCATTAGAAATTTCAAGTTGATTAGTAGTTGAATTCCACGATCTTACTCTTGCAGTTGTACTACTTATAGATCCAACTATAACTTCATTAAAGATATAATCTCCAAAAGAACTAAGAGATGGATTTCCAATTACCATAGTTGGTGGTACTGTATATCCAAGACCAGTATTTGTCAATCTTATTTGCGTAATTACTCCGGCAGAACTTACAACCGCAGTTGCAGCTGCAGATACCGTAGAAATTCCAGTAAATGTAATTGTTGGAGAAGTTGTATATCCAGATCCACCATTTGTAATAGTAACTATTCCAACAACTCCGTTACCAATTGTTGCAGTTGCAGCAGCTCCGGATCCATCTCCAACAAATAAAACTCCAGGTGCAACAGTATACCCATAACCAGCATTTATTACTTCAACAGATTGTACTGAAGATGAAACTGGATTTACATTACTATTGCAAACAACTATTCCGCCAATCATAGTTGCAGATCCTATTCCTGTCATTCCACCAGATGGAGCAGAAGAGATTGCAACTCTTGGTGGATATGTATATCCACCTCCCCTATTGGAGACTGTAAAGTATCTAATACCACCACTAACAATTGATGCAATTGCAGAAGCAGTTACTGCACTTCCAACAAGAGTTAGTTTTTGAATTGATCCCACAATATTGGTTATATTATCTGTAGATGATGTATTAGTAGAACTTCCTGAAAGCGTATCATCAATTTCACCTATTCCAGTATCAATCACCTCATCTTCATACCTAAAGAGTTCGCATCTTAAATCATAACTAGTATTTCCATTAACTTGATAAAATGGTTGCTCGTGCTCAACATACTTTATTTCAAACAAACGATCACCTAAAGGAAAATAAATCAAATCTCCTTCTTTCGGTCTATTTGATAATTTTATATTTGGTTCGTTCTTTATGAGTGGGGAAATATAATTTTCAAATCTTTCTCTTGATATTGTCAAAGTTAATTCATTCAATGCTTGAATACCAAATTTTGAAAGAATAGTTGGATTATCTCCATATCCTTCATAACTTACAAGATATGCTTCTATTGGATATGCATCTTCAAATGAAGATTGTATAACTTCTTTTATAACAGTATTTTGTGTAATATATTTTCTGGGCAAATAATAAACATCAATACCGTACATTCTCAACTGTTCATTGACTAAATCTTGAATTAAATCTTTTTCTGATTCTGAACCTTGAAGAAAAAATGGATTTAACATAAGATTAACCAATCATATCAAAAGGTGGAAGTTCATAAGTATTTGACATTTTTTCCATCAGTACATCAATTTCTCTTTGGGCATCATCATACATTTGACGACCATTGAGTTCTACTCCACCTGGAAGTTTGACACCAATAAATTTCATCATATTTTGTCCCCATTGACGTTTAATCAATGATGTTAAATATGGTTTGATAAAAGAATCGTTCCAAACTCTACTATAATCATTTGGATCTAAAACTGCATAGCAATCTATAATAATATAAGTATCCGTACTTAATGATCCCCAATCAACATCCAGATACAACCTATCTTGTCTTTTATTGAAACGAATTTGCTTTTGAGTATTCAATAAAAAGTCTAAATCTTCAAGATAAGTTTTTACCATTGCATATGATAAAAGTTCCGTTGTTCCCCAATAGTAAACATCGTTCAGGAATAACTGATACTTAACGCTAAACATATTATGAGTGATAGTATTTGAACTATCAAATTGAAATAATTTAGTTACTCCTATTACTCCAGGAGGAACTTGCAAATAATTACTATTTTCCTCATAATTGAACGTTGTTGCAGTACCGACAATATTTGTCGTTGCACTTGTAGTTACAATTCCAACACTTGAATTATTACCTCTTGCTCTTCCTCTATCAATATCATTCTGCGTAACTTTATATTTAAAAAATGTTTGATAAACACCATCAAAATGACGTTCTTGAAAAAACTGAACTGCATCATCAACTAAATCTTCAATCTGTTCATCAGCTACGTTGATTTCTAAAACTGGCGCCCCCAGTTTTCTTTTACAGTAATCTATTAATTCTTGTCTGGTAGATGGTTGCGCCATTTATACGATACCTCTTAAGATATTTAGGGAGAGGAGGAAATTCCTAAAGATGATACTATCTCTTGCTGTTTTAGATATAATTTGAAATAGCATTTTGCAATATTTTTGACAAGTTCAATATCATGTATATTATCTATTTCCGATGACACTTTAAAATATTCAAAATTTTTACTTAAACTTTCAATTTCAATTTTATCAGCATCCATTAAGCAAACTCCTAAGTAATAATTTTATTTCATCAAGATCATTTTTTATATTAGCAACATCAGACTCAAGATTTTGTATCTTTTGATTCTTTTCACTTTTTGAATCTCTTCTTATAATATATTCTTGATATTCTGACATATTTGTATTAATAATTGAATTTGTATTAGGGTCTCTCAATAAATTTGAGTGACCCTCTACTTTTAGGTAGTTCATATTATGCAAGTGTAATAACTCTAAGATCTTTGAATCTTGGTGGATATACCTGATTTGTTGATGTCATTACAATTTTAATTCTATATGATCTGAATGGAGATAAGTTATCAATACTAAATGAATATTCTTTATATTCTAACTCTTGTGGTAAAAATGCCAAATGTGTTGATGGACTTATGAAAGTATCAGAATTGCCATTATTATTTGTTGGAGTGATAATTTGATTTTTAGCATCTAAATTGTTGTAACCTGGGAATGGAACAAAAATTGGAGTAAAGTTTTGATTTTGTGATGTTGCATAGAAAGCACGAATATCAGAATAGATATTAATATTAGCACTTAGAAGAATTAAAATTGACGAAGCTGAATTTTCCAATACAATTTCTTTGGAAATATATTGGAATGCAGTAGGATCATCTACAAGACTATTAACTCTATTATCCGTCGCATAGTTTGTGATAACACTATTTACTCTATTTGAGGTTGTTATTAAACTGATTCTTTGTGTATCAATAACTGGTGTTAATTTGCTATCGACTGTACTCATCGTAAGTCTCATATTTAAAGATTTATTTCCAGTTAAATTTGATAATTTTGCAGTTTCATTTACCTTAGATGCAATTATTCTCGTACTATCAAGATAATTTGTTTTGTTTAAGGTAATTGATTCATATCCATTATTTACATATGGAATTTCATTTCCACTCATACTCTGTCCGGTTATTGTTCTCATTTCACCAGTTAAATTAGTTCCTTGAACAGTGAGATTATGTACCATTGGAGTAACTAATTCAAAAGGCATATTTTGAGTTGCCTTAATATTGTAACCACCAGTCGATTTTGTTTTATTCTGATATAATTTGGGGAAACCAGTTCCGACAGATCTATCAGTACCATTTGTTGACATATCAAGTTTAATATTGTACGAATCAAATGTGATGGGATTTGATATTGTTACATTCTCAAGATTATGTGTCGTATTAATTCTATTTAAAGAGACACCTGCTAATTCATACTTGTAAACTGGAGTTCCTGCTGGATAATTTTTGGGATTTGTTCCTCTCGTAATAGTTCCACCAATTGTTGATCCAGAAACAGAAGTATATGAAATTACCTCA